CTACGGTCTAGCAGACACAAAGGTAAAGCCCGAGTGGAAAATGGAGGGGACTCCATTCACCAGCGGTATCGTTAACAAAAACAATCCCTTGAAATATCACCATGACGCAGGGAACTTTAAAAATGTACTGTCAAATATGATAGTATTAAAACGAGGAGTACAAGGCGGTAGGCTGGCTTGTCCTGAGTTCGATTTAAAGTTTGAGTGTGCGGACGATCATGTTGTTATCTTTGATGGAGCGCAGATTTTGCATGGTGTCACGCCGATTAATAAACCAGAAGGGGAAGGGACTTACCGATATTCGGTGGTCTATTACTCTTTAGAACAAATGTGGAAGTGCGACAGTGTCAACGAAGAAGTCAAAAGGATCAGGAAAGTCAAAAAAGAAAGAGAGTTTAAAAGGTTTCAAGAGCCAAAACCCTGATTTGCCAGCCCCTGTTCTTCCTTCTGAAAGAAAAAGGTGGACTGGACCTCCAACGGACAAGGAAAGAAACCAAGTTTACACCTACGCTTTATATGGGGCTACTGACGACGATATCGCTGTTGTTATGGAGATGTCTGACTGGACGCTTAAAACCCATTTTAGAGAGGAGCTAAGTAAGGGACGGATTGACGCTAAGGCTAAGATCGGTCAAAGGTTGTATCGCTTTGCGGTCGGGGATGACGACCCAGAAGGAAGGCAACCGAATCTTACAGCCCTTATCTTTTTGGCTAAAACTCGATGCGGTTACAAAGAAGTGACCGTAAACGAAAACATAAACGTAGGGGAAAACGTCCAGTTCTATATCCCTAAAAACGGAAGAGAAACAGAGGAAGAGGATGATAACGACTGAGTTCAGACCGCAAGCTGGACCTCAAGAAGACTTCCTTTGCAGTTCAGCAGATATCGTGATTTATGGGGGTGCGGCAGGAGGGGGAAAAACCTACGGACTTTTATTCGAAGGCTTGCGAAATGTTAGGGTTCCAGGCTTTTCAAGCGTCATTTTTAGACGTGAAAGTACGCAAGTCAGGAATCCTGGAGGGCTTTGGGATACTTCTATGATTATGTACCCCTACGCAGGAGGTATACCCAGCAACTCCGCTTTGGAGTGGAAGTTTAAGCCAGACTCAATCGTCAAATTCGCTCACATGGAACATGAAAAAAACCGATTTTCTTGGCAGGGTAGCCAAATTTGTATGATCGGATTTGATGAGTTAACTCACTTTACTTGGTCACAGTTCGTGTACATGCTTTCTCGTAACCGTTCAACTTGCGGTATCAAACCTTATATAAGAGCGACAACAAACCCAGACCCTGACTCTTGGGTAAGGAAATTCATAGATTGGTGGATTGACGCTGAAACTGGTTACGCTATCCCTGAGCGTTCGGGTGTTGTTCGTTGGTTCGTTGTTGTGAATGATGAAACTTATTGGGCAAGCAGAAGAGGAGCCTTGATAGAACAATTCCCAGATTCTATCCCTAAGAGCGTTACTTTTATCAATTCAACGGTCTACGACAATAAAATCCTATTAGATAAAGACCCAGGTTACATCGCCAACTTAAAGGCTATGCCAAAGTATGAGCGTGAACAGCTTTTAATGGGGAATTGGAATATCCGTCCAGAAGCTGGCATGTTCTTCCAGAGGACATATTTTGAAATGGTTAAGGCTATCCCAAGAGGAACCCAAGCTATCAGGTATTGGGACAGAGCAGCGACCAAAGAAACAGGAAGCAACGACCCTGATTGGACTGTAGGTTTAAAGTTAGAGAAAGATCAGAATGGTGTTTTTTATATTTCAGACATCGTTAGATTAAGAGAATCGCCTCTTGGGGTTTTGAATGCTATAAAAAATACTGCAATACAAGACGGATTTAGTGTTAAGATCGGTATAGAACAAGACCCAGGACAAGCTGGAGTTTCTGAAGCTGACTATTTAGTCAGACAATTGTCAGGATTTCCAGTTTACACGAATAAAGTGTCCAAGGACAAGGTGACCAGAGCATTGCCTGTCAGTAGCCAGTGCGAAGCTAACAACGTAAAAATGCTTACAGCACGTTGGAATGAGGACTTTTTTAGAGAAGCCGAAAACTTCCCAGAAGGTGCGCATGACGACCAAATTGATGCGTTGTCAGGAGCTTTCAATATGATAGCAGAGCAAAAATATAATATCAGCGATATGACGAGGTGGTAATGTCAAAAGTTTCTCCAAAACAATTGAAGGCGATGTTTAATCGTTCACGCAGAGATAGTGCGGAAAATTCAGTCAATTCAGATGGGTGGTCAAATATCTTAACTGGTCTTGGCGTTAGAGGAAGGGATAAAAACCGAGCGACTGTCTTTTGTATGGATAGAAAATTCGGTGTTTCTGAGCTTGATCAAATTTACAGATCAGACGGAATGTCACGCAGAGTTGTTGATCTCGTAGCGGAAGAAATGGTGAGGGAAGGTTGGGAAATCGAGAATGACGATCAGAAGATGGTTCAGGTTAAACTCGATGAACTAAACATTAATTGTGTGATGATGAACATGCTTCGTTGGGCTAGGCTTTATGGCGGTAGCTTGGGTGTTTTGGGCGTTGCTGACGGAAGACCATTAGATCAGCCATTGAATATGGAATCAGTTAGAGAGCTGAAATGGATACACGTCTACGACCGTTTTAGCGTTTCTAGTGCAACTGGCGGTGTAGACATAGATATGAACTCGCCAAACTACGGTAAACCAAACAAATACCTAGTTACCGATTCAACAACAGGAACCACTTTTGAAGTCCATCATTCCAGAACTATCCGCTGTGATTGGAATGAACTTACTCCTCGTTGGGTAAGAGACAACGACACTTGGGCAGACCCGATTTTTCAGACAATCTATGAGGAGCTAAAAAATTATTCCTCGGCTTTTGCTAATGTCGGCGTTCTGATGCACGACTTCGTTACTACCGTCCTTAAAATCCCAGGTCTTGCAAATCTCCTCGCAAGTGATGGGTGTAATGCTCAAGTCAACAATAGAGCTAACATCCTCAACTTGGCACGTTCAAACCTCAATATGATTATAGTAGATGGAGAAGAAGACGTCTCCAAAATAACAACGAATGTCAGCGGTTTAAGCGACCTGATAGACAGGTTCATGCTTGCTCTTTCTGCTGTAACTGGAATACCGATAACGCTTCTTTTTGGTCGTGCGCCAGCAGGTCTAAACGCCACAGGCGAGAGCGATATTCGCAACTTCTACGACATGATTAAGCAGAAGCAGGAAGGCAAGTTAAAGCCGATGTTAGAAAAAATCATCCAGTTGATTTTTAAGTCAAAGGACGGTTTTTACAAAGGGGTTGAGCCTGATGACTGGAAAATAACATTTGTTCCTCTTTGGCAGAACACAGAAGAGCAGGAAGCGAATATCCGTAGAACGACAGCCGAAACTGACGCAATTTATATTGATCGAGGAGTATTAGACCCGACAGAAGTCGCTATCTCTCGATTCGGTGGTTCTTCATGGAGTATGGAAACTGAGATTAATCTACTTGATAGAAAAAATGGTTATTCCGACTTGGAACAATTAGAGTTGGAAAAAGAAGTAGAAAACACACCAGACCCTTATAACGATAACCCCCCAGCTCTACAGTAAAACACACCAGTAGCTAGGTGGTTTAGTATCCAGTTGACTAGGAACAATTGCTATTTTTTGTGGAACTTTTGGAAACAAATAGAAACTTTTAGGAAATTTCCGAATGCCGAGCTTTAATCAGTTAGTAGATTTGCGAAAGCAAGTCCAAGGTAAAAAGTTGAAGAAACCAGCAAAATGGCTTTTTCCTCATAACGCCGAGCGTCATTATCGAATAATTTTGCATCAGCTTGTCAGAGAGTTAACATACGAAATTAGAGATCGTCTTGTTCCTGTTTATCCTGAGCTTTTAGCAGAAGTGGAAGCCACATATCCAAATAATGACGAAAAATGTACACGTTCTGAACTCATGCACAAAAAATCGCAAAATTTAGACATGAGGATGGACGATTGGTCTGATCGTTTGAGAGGAATATTTCTTTCGATTGCTGAATTCATTAAGCCTAAAGTGAAAGAAACAATCATACAAATGGAAACGATTGGAAACGAAATATCAAACTTCAACCAAGAGCAGTTCCAGAAAGTCAACCGATCTGTTTTTGGAATTGATATCTTCGTAGACCAGCCATATTTAACAGATCAGCTCGAACTATTTTCTCGTCAAAACGCCCAACTAATCACTTCAATTCCAGAGCAGGATTTACTTCAAGTTGCTGGAATAGTTGAAAGAGGTCTACAACAAGGCACAAGATTTACTAATGTAGCCCGTGATATCCAAAAAAGATTTGGTATTACTATGAGACGTGCTAACTTGATAGCAAGAGATCAAACTACTAAACTAAATTCAAGTTTGACTCAGTTAAGGCAAGAAAGTGCAGGAATCACCCACTACATCTGGCAAACAGCAGGAGACGAGCGAGTACGCCCAACGCATCGAGCAAATGACGGAAAAAAGTTTAGTTGGGATAAACCTCCTGCAACGACTGGCCATCCAGGTCACGATATTAACTGTCGTTGTGTTGCGATACCTGTTATGGAAGGGATAATTGAATGAAAAATATTGCTCGCTATGACCAAGGAGAAATCAAAGGCTCCTCAATTTTTACTTCGGAAGGATTTCTTCGCTGTAACGCTATTGTCACAAGAACAGGCGTTTTCATCTATAAAAACGCAGACGGAACCATCCGAAAAGAACTAAGGCATCCAGACGATGTGACACAAGTCGAAAGTCTTGAATCCATGAAAATGATTCCAGTAACAAATGACCATCCAATTGAAAGGCTTGTAACTGCTGAAAATGCAAAGAGACTTTCTGTAGGTTATACTGGTGAAAATATTGAAATTGACGGAAGATATATACTTTCAAATTTCACTGTTACAGACCAAAATGCTATTGATGATATCGTATCCAAAGGGAAAAAGGAACTTTCTCTGGGTTACACAGTTGATTTAATAGAGGAAAAAGGTAATTTTGATGGTGAAGAGTATGATTTTAGGCAGACTAACATCAGATACAATCATCTTTCAATTGTGCAATCGGCAAGAGCTGGTAGCGAAGCTCGTATTGCCTTGGATGAAAATGATGCTTTTGAAATTTCTCAAACAGAGGAGTCCGAAATGGCAAAGAGAAAAGTAAAAATCGACCAAGATGAATTCATGGTCGAGCCAGAAGCAGCCGATTCTATTGAAAGGCTGTTAGAAGACATGAAGAACCTTGAAAGCGAAAAGGTTCGTGTCGAAGAAGAACTGGGAATGATTAAAGACAAGCTAGAAAAAGCACTAGCAGAGCGTGACACCGCCAAGGAAGAAGCCGAAGCTCTTCTTAAAGAAAACGGTGAAATGAAAGAAAAAGAAGAAGAAAAGATGGATTCTGTTGAAATCGACAGACGTGTACGTGAAAGACTAAAGCTTCTAAAACACGCAGAAGTTCTTCTTGATTCTGAACAAATGGAAAAAGTTTCCGATCTTTCAGACATGGATGTTAAGAAGAAGATTATTTTGGCTAAATACCCAAGCGCAAAGCTGGACGGTAAGAATGATGTTTATTTGAATGCTCGTTATGACGCAATCATCGAAGACATGCCGAAAAATAGTGTGGTCATTGGAACTCAAAAGAAAACGGATTCTCGTTCACACAGAACAGAAGTTTCCGCTGAAGGTGCGAGAGCCAAAATGATCGAAAGTATGAGAAATGGCTATAAACTTGGAGGTAAGTGATGGCTCAATTAGCTTATGGATTCCTGATGGATATTGCGAGCGAAGGTTTGCTTGCAGATTGCGGATTCAAGAATTGCCTGTCTCCTAGAGCCTTTGCAGACATCCCAGTTGGTCGTGGTGTTGCTAAGGTTGTAGGTGAAGACTATGCAGTACGTCTACCCGCACAAAACCAGTCTACAATCGTTTTAGATGCTGACTTGGTAACTTCTAACTCAATCGCAGTTAGCGTGAATGGTGTTGCTTTGACACCTATCGTTTTTGCTGTTTCACACGATGACACGATGGACGCTATCGCAACAGCGATCGCCGCACAGCCGAACATCGACACAGCAGTGGTAAGCGGAGCAGACAACCGAACAATTACAGTGACAGCCGACCAAGGCGAAGTTGCTGTCGTTGATTCTTTTGTTGTTACTTTGGGAGCTTCACAAGCTACAGCGACAATCACAAACGGAACGCAAGACAGCTTCTATGGGGTTGCTCTTAGAATCCAGAATAAAATGAACCTTCTTAATCCGAATGTAGGTTCAGACGGTCCAGCCCCTTACTACGAAGGCGAAGCGGTTTCCTTGCTGACAAGAGGACGAGTTTATGTCTTTGTAGATCAGGATGTGACAAGCGATGACCCTGTTTACATGCGTTTTGTAGACGGTGGGGGAGATTCTTTGATCGGTCGTTTCCGTAAGGATGACGATTCAGGCGAAGCAATCCTTGTCCCTGATGCTCGTTACACTGTTGGAGCTTCGGCTGGTGGTCTAGCAACTTTAGAAATCAACATGCCATAAGTAGGGGGAAATTTTAGTTATGGAAAAAATTCATTCACTGAATTTAGACGCTAGTGAAACAGCGTTTTTTGCGAGAGAACTTGAATCTGTCAAAGCTCGTACTTATGACATCAAATTCGCTCCGATGAAAGGTCTTTCTTCTTTCCCTGTATCTTCAGATGCAGGAGAGGGAGCAGAGGCGATTACTTATCGCTCATACGAAGAAACAGGTATGGCTAGGATTATCTCTAGCTACGCTGATGATCTTCCAAGAGCAGACGTTAGAGGGCAAGAGTTCATTTCACCTGTTCGTTCAATCGGTTGTTCTTATGGGTATTCCCATCAAGAAATCAGAGCTGCCGCTCATGCCAATAAACCGCTTACAACAATGCAAGCGAGTGCGGCAAGACGTGCGAATGATCAGAAAGTTAACCAGCTTATCTGGTTTGGAGATGATAACTACGGTTTACAAGGTCTTTTGAACAACGCAAACATTCCGTCTGCTTCTGTTCCTAATGATGGTGTTGGACCGTCAACAGAGTGGGAAGATAAGACACCAGATCAGATTCTTAGAGATTTGAACCTGATTACTAATGGCATTGTCGATTTGACAAAAGGCGTTGAATTCCCGAACACAGTTCTGTTGCCGATTGAGCAATACACACTGATCTCTTCAACTCCTCGTAGTTCTACAAGTGATACTACAATTTTGCAGTATTTCCTACAGAACAACCCATACATCGACATGGTGGATTGGATTCCTGAGCTTAAAGGTGCTGGACCGTTGGGCGTTGATATTTTCCTCGCTTACGACAGAAACCCAGAAAAGATCGAGACTCAAGTTCCAATGCCATTCCGTCAATATCCTCCACAAGAGAGAAACCTCAACTTTGAGATCCCTTGCGAGAGCAGATTTGGTGGTGTATTGGTTTACTATCCTCTATCTCTAAGCATCGGTGAGGGTATCTAATGGCTTTAGTCAAGTATAACGCTAAAAACGTCTATTCTTGCCTTGATGTTAGATTGCTCCCTGGAGTTAATGAAGTCGGGGATGCGCTTTTAAAGCGTGTCCTCGATGAACCTCTCTTCAAATGGCGAGTTGACGAAGGAATAATCGAAATCATTGAAAAACCAAAAGGAAAA